ATAAGCACCTAATCCTTCTTGCGCTTTGGCAACTGCCGTTTCTTGCGCTTGAGTTAGTGGTGCAACTTGTTGAGCAGGAACTGTCTGAGGCACACCTGCTAAACCTCTAATTCTTAATAAATATTCTTCATCAGTTTCCCCCGGTAGTTTTGGAGGAGGTATTTCTCCCGGTGCTAAAGGAATACCAAAAGTGGTTGCTAATAGTTGTTCCGCTCTATCTTCTATGAACGGGGCTTGTCTTTGCATTAAGACTTGATCTACCATTATGCTACCTTGCTTTCAAATTTATCCATCATGTCATACATTTGTTTTGCACCCCTACGACGCTGTTCTAACTTATCACCTTTTTTAGCGCCATTCAATGCACCTAATCCTCTAACTGCCTTTGCAGTCATGACAAACTCACCATCACTTAACATGGCAGGGATGTCATCTGATTTTTCTGTGCCGGGGCCAGAGATTTGCCCTGTCTTTCTAGGAAAACCTCCGTCTTTTAAACTTCTATACGTTGGCGCTGCTGCACCGTATGATCCCGTTGCAGGATCAAAAAAACTTACACCTGGTTGAGTAGCGTCTAAAGGAGCGATACTGCCTGGTGTTACTGCATCCGGTATAGCTATACCCTCCTCTTTATCGTCATCTAGTGAGCTTAATGCGCCTATCGCACCTAATCCTAATGCGCCTTTTGCTAATCCACTCATGCCTTTAAGGCTTTCTAGTCCTGATTGAAAAACACTAGGCGCTCCTAACGCTTCTCGTGTTGATGCCTTCGCTAAAGAAGTAGGATCTCCTCCTAGTGCCGCTTTTAATTCAGAAGCTGTTGTAGCTTCTTTTATAGCGCTAGGGACTTGTGTGCTTCCAAATTGTGATACTGGTGCGGCTGTTCCAAACAAACCTGCACTCGTAGCAAAACTTCCTAAACCATAACCCATCAAAGCAGATGTAGCTATGTTTGCAGGATTATCTCCTCTAATTGCTGATCCTAAACCTGCACCTATGGAGGCACCAACTGGTCCTGCAACTGCAAAACCTATTGCCCCTGTGACTGCTGGTAGGATCTTCTTAAACATTTTACTCCTCGCCTGTAGCTGCACCACTAAATAAGTTAGGTGCTATTACGTTGACATCTCTTCTAATGTCTTCCTCTTTTGTTTCTGTTTCTGGATTGTCAATATCTGCCTGACACTCCTCGTGTGAAGTATACTCTTGACCTGTTTTGGTGTTGGTAACTGTTGTCTCTACCTTGGCACTATAAACAGGGATTTTTTTACCGTCTATCGTGTCATAACGCAATAGAACGGGTTCATCTACTATTTTCGCCATAATATAGTTTTATAGACGAAAAGCTACGAAATCAATAGGTTATTATTATTGTTTTGTAAACCATCCAGCTAAAACATACCTTGTGCCTTGTTTTATTTCTGTGACTTTGTGTAATAATTTACTATTAGAAAAAACTAATATTCTACCTTTTTTTGGAACTATTGAAGTTTCATTCTCTATGACCGTGTGGCCTCCTAAATAATTATCATTGAGATATATAATGAAAGCTATGTCATCACCATCATCATAATGATTATCCATAAAAGAACCTTTCTCTCTTTTTACAATTTCAAAATTGTCTAATTTAGAGGATATATTAAAATCATTTTGTATCTGTTCACTATGTTTATTGGGCTCTAATTTTAGGGGGCTAGTGTTTGTGTATTTATAGGTTTGATTAATATTATTCTCGTATATTTTTATGTACTTGTCGCAAACCTCATCATCTATGTAATTATCAACACAGTTAAAAAACTTCATTTTTTACATATCATAATCAAAACTGCAATTGAAAGCTATGATTGTTTTAGTTGAATCGGACAAAAGAGGTGGAGACCTGTGAGGTAAAAAAGCAGGGAAACTTAATATCTCTCCCTCTTCACACTGCACATCTAAATTCTTAAATTCAGTGCCTGCTCCTTCGGGACATTCCAAGTAGTATACATTACTAAAGTGAGTATGCGAATGTGTATGCCATGCATGTTTGCCATTTTTTCCATAAACCTGAAACCAAAAATTATCAATTACTACTTTTGCTACATTAAGTTCTTTTTTCATCATTTCAAGGTGAGGGGATATAACTTGCATAAATAAAATAGAATATTTTCTTTCCATTGTTATTGGCAAATTCCAGTCTGTGTGTAGTATATTATCTTTCTCATGCATGACTGGGTTTTTTGGTATTAGATTAATTTGTTCTAATAGTGTCTTTTTAATTTGTTCGTGATTATTAACTTTACTTTTAAAAATAAAATCTTTCACTAAAGTTGTTGTTTTACCTCTAGTAAAGACACTTCTACCATTGCTCTACTAGCTGCATTGGCTTGTACTTTTAAAGCGTCGCCTTCTTGATAAACCATGCTTGTGCTAATTGTATTCGTATTACTTGCAGCAACATCAACTTGAAATATTTGAAAATCTGTGCTCCCATCGTTATGATCAACATTAACTGTTACAGCAGCAGATCCATCATAGTTATGAACATTAATTGTTTTGACTATAAAGGTAGACACTGGCAAAGGCGGTGTGGATGCAACATTAGCAGTGGGCACTGTAAAAACAGTGGTCAAATCTGTTGTTGTTACGTTAGTTATAAATCTTTTAAATACATCAGCCATTAGAAAAAAACCAACTTCTTCGTGTAGACTCCTCTTGTGTTTCCTGAGTATACGAACTATTTAGTTGTAGAACTAGATCCTCTAGTTGTCTTATCAGTTCTGCCTGTTGACCTCTTTCATAATCGTCTCTTGGATCAGGAAATCTAGTTAAGGTTAATTTTGCCATACGCTATACTACAATTAAGTTTTCATAATTTCTACAAAAATCAATTATATGCTGTGGTAGCTCAATATTATAACTTCTTTTTGTAATAGACTCAGTGTTTATCCTGTGAATATTTTTGTAAGAACCTAAAATGCTATCATCATATTTCATTCCGTTTATAGAAAATTGATCAATATTTTCAAAGTTATGATTAAATGATTCGATATTTAAAAACTTATAAATCTTTTTAATTACGTCTTTTGGACTTTTTACAAAGTCGTTGTAATCTATTAAAATATATTTTTCTTTATCTATACTCTTCAAACCATTTGTTAACGCTAAAAGACTTCTAAGTAACATTGTATTTGGATCGGTTATTTCTTGATATACTTTTTCAATAGATTTTTCAGTGTTATTTTTAAGAGATAAATCAATAAAAGATTTTACAATTTCTACTAAACTTCTTTTAAGAAAAATATATTTATAGTTTTGATAGTCATAATATTCTAAATTTTTAGGGGTGGTTGCAGGGCTTCTATCTATTATAATGTCTTGTTTCCAGTCTTGATAATAGTTTTGTATGATTTTTTTAGATACATTTTGCACTGAACCGTGATCTGGAAAATTCATAAACACTTTAGCTTTTTTAGCTTCATTTATATTATGAAGTAATTCGAATACTATAGAGTTAGGTGTACATCCAATTTTTTTATTTTGATTTAAAATAGATGCTAAAACTGTATTGCCTGATCTAGGCAAACTCACTAAAAAAAATATTTGTTTCAAATATTTTTATCTTCTACCATCGGGTTGTATATCAAATCTCTGTGTCCCTAATCTCCAAGCTGTGCCTGTAGTATTTGAAACCACATTGACTGTAAATTCTCTACCTCTACCACGAAGACTCACAAAGTCTGTGTTATCTTGAAAGGTAGCGGTTTTCGTTACACTCACACTGTTGTTAGGATAATTTTTAAATTCAAGTTTTGCGTTAAGAGTGCCAAGTTGATCTTCTACATCAGGTATAAGTTTTTGCACAAATAAGAATTCATTACCCTCTGCTATTTGTACAACACCAGATTTTACAAACGCTGTTATGGCCGTGCCATCCGCATCGTTTCCAACCTCATGAGAGAACATTTGTGTTGCACCATCCGTCAACCCTAAAATAACCTCATTGTTGGCTGTAGTGTTCTCTAAATATTCAGATGCAACAGGAGTGTCAAAGACCTCTCGGTCTATCCATGTTGTTCTTGCTAAAGTTCCTGTCCACCATGTGCCTTCTAAATAATTGTAAGCCACGATAGCGTTTATCTGATCTGAGCCTGTTCTAGGATAAAACCACATGATTTCGTTGAACTCTCCATTATGCCCGGCAAAAGCATTTTCTGAACCTGTGATATTAATATTGTTAAATATAAACTGCTCTACAGTGCATGGTAATTTTTTTACTGATCCGTCAAATAAAAAGAAAGAATCTTGTGACATCCAATAACTAATACCATTTATGTCAACAGCTGCATGACTACCTATTGCACCACAGTTTTGACCTAGTTGTCTTAAACCAAAAGTAAAAGGTGGTCCTATAAATTGCATTGCATGTAAAGATGTGTCTGTCCAAATTAATATTTGTCCTCTTGATCTCTCTGCTGCCACGATCCGTGAGCCGTCGGCAATGCGCAAAGAACCAGCAGTATTTTCTGCTGTTGGTTGATATGTATTAATATCTTCTTGATTAGAAAATCTAATAAGTAAATCATCTTGTGTGTTTGTGCCACCTATCGTTGGTTGTGTACCCATAAATACTAAGTGTCTATCAGGGGTTGATACTAAACCTAATCGAGACTTTGTCGGAGCGTTAGTGATTGCTGTTGCTCTTGTTGATACTCCTAAGGATGGTTTCCATTCAAAAGCCCCACCGTTTAAAACTACAGCTATTAAGTTCTCACCAAAATTATCTAATGACCATTGTCTAGCCTCTAGTGTAACATTAGATGTTGATGAAGGAGTGCCCCATGTACCACTACCCCAACCATCCGTGCCCCAACCAAAAGCAGATGTGGATAATTCAGGCCCAATAGAAATTTGATATTTTGCATTACCACTACCTCCACCTCCTGAGGTTGATCCAGAGGCAGTGCTTGTGTGCGTGACCACGTAAGCATCAGTGTTAGCAACTGATGTTATTTCAAATTCTTTGTTCATATCTAAGCCGTCAATAGCAGAGAATGAATCAAATGTTACAAAATCCCCTTTCACTGCACCATGTGAAGTATCTGTAACAACAACTGATGTGGTTGCGTTGGTTGTGAATGGATTAGTAAGAGCTTGAGTTTCTCTTAGAGGAGTAACATCATAAGCAAGTCCCTCTGTAATAATGTATAATTTTCTATCCGTGCCTACTGCGTTAAATCTTATACCATCTAAATCAACAAAAGCGTGTTGATCTCGAGCCACACCTACTAGGCTTGTGGCTATAAACTTTTCCCAACCTTTAATTTTCTGTGCAGATCCTTGAAAAAAACGCACCATATCTCCATCAGTCCACTTACCTTGACCTGTATAGTCGGTGACTTCCTTGTTTATTCCTGGTGCTGGTCTAAAATTTACTAAGGGCATTGTACAAATATACTATAAAATCAGTAAAATAAAAGAGAACTAATCTACAGGCGTACACCTTATATTAAAAGCCATTGATATTCTAGGTTGTTTTCCTATATGTTTATGTACTCTGTGTTTACAAAGTGAGGGAAACAAGATTAACATATTCTTCTCTAACTTAACATCTTGTTGAAAGTCCTCAAACCACATCCTAGTTTCTGTGGGCACATCAAAATAAAAGGCTCCAGAAAAGTTTATAAAAGGATGAATATGTTCTTGGGTAGAGTCCCCCTCTTCATGACGAATACCCCAAGATGCCTCAAATGATATTTGTATTTTGTCATTTGGAGTTGGGTTTCTTAGATTAAGCGTATTATATAAAGTGTGTCCAATAGATTGATGTATTTTATTAAAATCAGTATCCTCTATAAGTGTATGATAATCTGTCTGTTTAGCTAATAAAGTTGTTGAGTTGTATTGCTCTGTCTTTGTGGCGTGTTTTTCTATTTTACCTTTTAATAAATTTAGATATTCCATGTCCTCTAAAAAGTCGTAATAAATATAAATACTGTTTATTGCAGAACAATTAGTTTGTATTAACCTAAGTTTCATCTTTTTTACCTATTAAAGCAGCGACGTGTCCTTTGTAGGCTCTATTACCAAAGTGTGTTAAAGGCATTGCTAAGTCTGCCCATATCTCTCCTCCACACTCTTGCCATAACCTTGAAAAGTAATAATCCTCTGACAAGTATCTTTTCATCCCTGTAGTCTCATAAGGGCCCACAGCAAACAAGTCGTAACAATTGTTAGATGCGTAGTGCACGCCATTTACAATTTGATCTGTCTCATATTTTCTTTCTGGAAATTTTTTCATCATCGTTGTAAAAACTTCTCTTTTAACCAACATCATACCTGTGGCAGCCTCATTAACTTTAAAGAAACCATTTTCTCCTTTTAAACTTGATGGGTCATCAAAGTTTACATTGTAGCCCAAAGCCCTAGCCTCCATTTCATCTGTGCTTATATCTGGGTACTCTTCTAAAATACCTTTTATTTTTTCTAAGTGTATGTGTTTTCTAGGGTATATACCACAGACTACATCTTTATCAGCACAAATTAATCTCTCAACATTTTTCCATTTAAATCCTATATCTGCATCAATAAACAATAAGTGAGTTGCAGCGAAATCTGTTTGATCTAGCATCATAGAAACTATTGTATTTCTAGCTCTAGTGATCAAACTCTCGTTACCCATGGTTTGTATTCTCATTTTTACACCTGATTGAATAGTCCAATTTTGAAGCTCTAACAATCCGTGTAAGGTCGGCTCAGTAAGCAAGCCTCCATACATAGGCATTCCTAAAAATATTTTTAAATCTTTATCTTTTAGTTCTTCTGGTTTAAACATTTTACCACCTTTTGTCTATTTGTCTTAAAACAGGTCTATCCATAGTATCTAAACCACCTTGTAAAATTACCTGCTTAAAATCTTTAGTGTGAGAGATAAATTTATATGTCATCCAATAAGGGAATATATATAGATGATTTTTTTCTATCTCAGTTCTTTTCGGTTCGTTTTTATGAATAGCAATAAAGTCTGCTTTATCAACATCTAAAGGATAGAAAAAATTAAAAGTTCTATCACCTTTAAATATCCAATCGGTTTCGTTATAAAAGCAGTTTAAAGTAATACATTCGTCTGAAGTTTGCACACCCTTAAAATCAAATTTAAAGTTTTGATGTAGTGAGGTTGTAGCGAGTTGTAAAAATGTTTTCTTTAAATTAAACTCATCTAATTCTTTTGTATCAACCTCTGCATTAACTTTTAATAAATATTCATTAGTCATATTTCTTCCTCTTCCATATACATTTTTTATATCCATCTTCTATAAAAGAAAATAATTTAAAATCTTCTTTTACCTCCACGTTAGCCTTTTCTTTTTTAATTTCCATTTTCCAACTATCTCTTAGAAAGGGAAATACTAAAGCTATAGGCGCATTTTTTCTTAACACAAAAGATTCTCCAACTTGCATTTTTTTTAAAAAGAAAGGAAAATTTATGTTAAGCTCGTAATCATCTGTATCAACTATGCCTGTAATAATTCTAATATTATCTACTTTATTGTTAAAAGGGTTTGTAAATATACAACTATAATTTTTCGGAGTCTTTATTTTCCAAGGGTTTTGATATTTAAAAGCTAATTCATATTCAGATGGGTCACACATATCTTTTGATACCTGTCCCATCTTGTGTGTTTGTATACCTATGTTAAGTTTGGCTATAGCTGAATGCACCTCCTCTCTATAGTTCCAAGTTATTTGATCTTTTTCTTGAGTGAAAGCTACCTCTGCTGGATTGAGAATTATATAACCTGAAGTAAGACTATCTAGAACAGGAACACATTTCTTAATAGTGGGATTAGTATAATTTTTGATTTCACCAAAATGATTTTTCATTTTTTTAAACCATTCGGGAGTGCATTTTTTTGCAGGTTTAGGTTGCACAAGCCAATCAGGATGTGGGGATGTAAACTCTATTGTTTTTTGAAACATGCAGGTAATCCCAGAAAGGGTCTATTGTCGTATTTATTTTCTTCAGCACCTTCTGTTTTTTTATTATTGTAATGAAAAAAGGCTTGTACACAGGTGTTACCAGTAAAAGCGTAACGCCAATGTTCTAATTTATTACCTTTATAAATCAACATATCTCCTGGTCTTAAATTTACTTCAACACCCTCATTGTTTTTACCACCTGTAGGGTCTAAATATATGGCCCATGGATCTCCACCTAAATTAAGAGTCGTTGATATTTCACAAGAAAATCTATCTGTGTGTCTTTTTAAAATGTCTCCATATTTATATGCTCTTGTATAAGAGTAGTTTTCATATAACTCCAAACCTGTATGTTTTTCCATTAGGGGTGTAAGTTTTTTTAAAAGAGTTTCCATAAGAATATCAGAGTAATGACTGTAAGTATTAGGCGCTTGTGGATCATCCCATCTACCAAAATAATCCACATAAGGAGATAAAACTTTTGTAAAACGCATTTGATCGATTACTTTTTTTTTCATCAAGAAATAATCTTTGGCAAGGTCAGCCATTTCTGTTGAGATTGCATTCTCAATAACAAGATAATTAAATTGATTAAATTTATTACTTACTTCCATTTTTCACCTCTTATCCACATTACCATTGATAATCTTTGTCCTTTCGTCACTTTAGTTACACGATGATAAACAAAACTCGGAAACACAACCATATTTCCTTTTTGTCTAAAAATATCTTTACTAATAATTTTTTCTTTTTTTATTGGGGATGCAGTAGGATCACAGAACTCTAGATCCCCTCCCTCGTACTCATCACTATTTGATAAAGGAATTACAACAGAAATTTTTCTTTGTTCATTAATTGAATCATCTGATTTATGTATATCGTCTTGGTGCCAATTATAAAAATGATTTTCTTTATACTTTGTAAATTGAATTTCTTCGGGATAGTCTATAGAAAAATTCCAATTAGCCTCTTCGTTCATTTCATGCACTAAAGGTAAGATCCAATCGTAAATCCACACATCGTTGAGCCAAGTTATTCTCGTATCTCTCATTTCTTTATTAATTCTACCGCCTGATAGCTCTGCTTCTACCTCTTTAGAATCAAGACCTCTCTTAACAACCTGATCTAAAAAACTGTGAGGGAAGAAATTTTCTTTAACAAGAATATAATTATCAACGATCATTTCTAAGTAATCAGAATGTTACCTAGTTTTAGCTTAATGTCAATGTGGGCCAATTAATATTGTTTTCGTCGTATGATTTGCTTTCGTCTGGAAAGTCTCTAAGTTCTTGTCTATATGTTTTAATTGCAGCTAAGTTTGACTCCTGACCAGTGGCTTTATAAGGACTGTCTTCTAAAACCATCCAGTCTGAAACAGTTAGTTTTTCATCTCTCATTTGTCTAACTTGCCCTACTGTATACGGTTCATATTCAGAGACTTCTCCAGTTTCACGATTATAAAACCAATGCTCTGCTACTGAATCATTTGAGACCTCAATATATAAAGGACCTAAAGCATTTGTTGGTCTAGTGTCCTCAACATATTTAACTTTGTTCTCATCAGCTTCTACGTAAATAAATTTACTCATTATGATATAAACTCCGAAATTCTAACTCTGCCTGTTCCACCAGCAGAACCTGGTCTACCGTTAGGGCCTGGACCTCCTGCGCCACCACTTCCACCTGCTCCGATTGTTATCGATATAGATGGTGAATATTCAGGACCTGCGATTACTGCGAAAACACCACCTGCGCCTCCGCCACCTCCGCCAGGTCTACGATTACCAAGGTTTCCACCTGTGTTACCACCGGATCCACCTCCGCCAGCGTTACCAAAAAATGCAGAGCTTCCACCAGCAGCTCCACCGTTGGATGCTGAGCCTGGTTTACCAGTGCCTGACTGACCTTTAGAGATGACCGCAGTTCTGTTTGAGGTGCCTGAACCACCTCCTCCACCTGGGCCACCTGAACCACCTGTAGCAGTTATTAAACTTCCTAAACTTGTAGTTCCACCTGAACTACCACCACCAGCACCTGGTCCATAGTAAGTAGAACCACTGCCTCCTCCACCGCCACCAATAACTTCAAAAGTTGCGAATTGTGTACTGGCATCAGCGGTATAGTTTCCTGTAGAAGTAACATCTGTGTTAATAACACTTCCTACTCCACCACCACTAGCAGTAGCAAATTCTAAACCACTTGCTCCAGAGTTAACTGTTAATACCTGACCAGCAGTTCCAATAGAGGTTAAGCCTGTCCCACCTTTTGAAGTTGGGACGGTATCTAATCTTGCGTTTGCAACTGTGCCAGTTGCTAGGTTAGTTGCATTAAGGTCTGTAAGTGCAGAACCATTTAATGCAGGCAATGTTGCAGGGAATCTTGCATCAGGAATTGTTCCTGAAGCTAAATCTGCAGCGTCTAAATTTGTTAAGTTTGCTCCACTTACTGCGGGTAAGGTAGCAGGGAATCTTGCATCTGGTAAAGTTCCTTTGTTTAATGCACCAGCATCTGTTGAACTTGCAATTTCCACATTAAAATTTGAAGAACCATCACAATAAACAGTTGTATGTGCACCTTGTGTTATTAAAGTACCATTGGCTGTATGCCCTGTAGCTGCGATAGTTAATGTTTGAGAACCTGTTGTATTGTTAAAAAAGGTGTAGTTACTTTCAACAGCAGGAATAAAGACAACAATATCTCCTGTTAAAGCACCTGTGAGTTCAATTACTTTGTTAGAGGCCTCAGCAGTATCCGAGGCATTAGCAGTTGAAAGAGTTATATTTGCAGAACCAGCAACGGATTTAGATAAATATCCTGCTGAAAAAGCATCGATAACATCTAAATTATTGTTAGTGTTTGTACCCCATGTATTGGCGTTAGCGCCTGTGGCCATGAGTTCAAGTTTAAGTCTATCTGAATAATTACTACTCATTTTTTTACCTCTCTAAAATATATCTTTTTTTGTTGTCCTAGCAACATTTTTTTTATGCTGCATTTACCTCTGTCCATGTATTACTTGCTCCCGTGACAACATTTGCCCATGGTGTTTCAAATGTATCGCCTGTGATTATTGATAAATCAACACCTGTTACATTAACTGTTGCTCCTGCTTCTGGTGTTGCGGTGCCCTCAGCAAAACTTAAGGCTACTGTTGAAACATTTACTATTACACCTGTGCCTACCTCTACAGTTTCTGTGCCAAGAGCAAAGGTGCTTGATAGACTACCAAGTGTAACTAATGCGTCTGCCTCTGCAACTACGGTGCCGAGCGCAGAAGTCATTGATACGCCCACAGGATCTACCTGTGTAAATATATCAATAACTGGGGTGCCTAAAGCAAAATCTAGTTGATCTGAAGGTGCGATAACTCCCACATTACCTTCACCAGTTATACCAGATGCACCTGATAAAGCAGCGCCAATTGTTAAACTATCTAAAGTTTCAACTGCTGTTCCAGTTTGTGAAGTTGTGCCTAAAGCACTTGTCATCGACAAGCCTGTCGGACTTACAATAACACCTGTTCCAACTTCTTGAGTTGTTGTTCCAAGTGCTGTGGCCATTGTCACTCCCGTGACACTAACCTCTTGCGTTATATTTTCATTCCAAGCAAAAGAACCCCATGTGCTTCTTCCCCATCCTGCGTCCACTGTTCCAGATGCAGTTTCATCTCCCGCTGCAAAGGACATGGAAAGGCTACCAAGCACAACGCCTGCACCTTCTTCAATGGCTAAAGCTCCTGATAATTGTGTTTGAAAAGAAAGTCCTGTTAATGGAAATACAGATTCTTGTTCAGCAACTGCTGTTCCTAATGCAGATGTTACTTGAAGTGAATCAAGAGTGACTACTACATCACCAACAAAAGTTTCAGTGCCTAGTGCAAATGTACTAGAAACACCCGTAACTGATACGGTAATTGAACTTTGTTGGCCCCATGCACCTTCGCCCCAATTATTTTCACCCCAAGCGTCTGCCATGGTAATGACCTCCTATATTAAGATAATCTTAATATAGCACTTGAAGCATCGTTAGTTGGGAATGCGATTGTGAATGTTCCGTTTGTAGATGTCTTAACACTACCAAAATCTAAAACTGCAATAGCTGCATTTGTATTTGTTGATGATCTATTATAGATCAAAGCTGCTTGAGCAGATATTGTTGCTGATGTGAAACTCACGTTTGCAAAATCAACAAATGCTGTTGAAGCCGTTGCGCTACTTGCTGTTAAGCCAATGGTTGCGCCTGTTAAAGTCGCTCCACCACTTGCATATGTTCCTGATGCACCAACTTCGTTAGTTGCTGAAAAGGCTGTTGTGTTTCCGTTTAATGTTGCGGAATCTGTGTACAGAGCGAGATTAATTGTATCGTTATCAATATCGTGATCCCCTGCCAATAACTCCTTTTTAAAGGAAGCACAGACTGCTTGATTTATTGCCATTTTTAACTACCTCCTGGGTCTACTGATCTTAGGGGGAGTCGTAATACACCATCACTGTACTCATCCCTACGTTTACGTCCCATC